CTACGGTCCTGTTGAGATCGCATCGGAAGTTGGCTGGGATGCATATAAAAAAGTTGCAGACGGTATCATGCGTATGCTTGATAAGACCGGACTTCTGCATGGCTATAGCTTCAATAGTTGGTCTGATGTGATCACCTATGACGAAGCGTTTATTGAAGACTGGCTGGCATCTGACCAGACTAGCCTCTACTATTCGCTTCAGGTAATGGGAGATACCCAAGACAAGACCAGCGCCTACGCCGCTTTGGATGAGTCAGAGGTTGACGATTACCTGGAGTCGCTTCTTAATGACCCTGCTCCTGATTGTAATTGCGGCGAATGAACCCTTATCAAAAACTACTTGAACGTAAAAGAACTTGGACACCTGTACAAACGACTGCAGGTACTCTTGTCGAAGGTGCGGAAGAAGCTATCTACCGAGCTTTGGCAATCCGACATATGGAACTTCCGGTAGGCGACTTTATTACTGATGCTCTTGTAAACGATGTACCGAAGCTGGCACGGGAAGTCCTACAATCCAATGTCCAAGACGAAATCAAACACGACCTTGCACTGGGTTATATTACCAATGCCATCGGTGTTGATGAACAAGCTGAAGCGGAAGCCATGCGCCTACGCGACGCTTGGGTTGCTCACCCGGATCACACGATCCTCAAGGCATTGGTTGCCGAACGTGCGATTTTCTTTGTGCTACTACCCTTTTTCCGTTTTAACGGAGATGCGGGACTCCGCACGGTAAGTGCTGACATCTCTCGTGACGAACAAGTTCACGTAGCTGTCAACTCTTTGGTCGCACGTGAGCTTAACCTTGAGGTTTCTCCTTCGTTGGATAAGCTTCGTAAAGCAACTATTAACTGGGTGATGCAACCTCTTAAGTATTCACCCAATAAATATCTAAACAAAAAATTTTGGCTGGATAGCAGTGATCGCCTGATGTACGAAGGTAAAGCACCTGAACTTGCAGAAACTAAGCGAGCACGTATGCCAGCGTTCTTTGAACATGCAAACCCCAACCTACCCCAATACGCCTAACTTAAGGTTAGACGTGAGGCGTCTTCTTGAAGAACTTGAAGATGTCTTTCCACCCGTCAATCCCACTCCCGACACAAGCGTTGGTCACATCATGTATCGTGCTGGTCAACGTAGTGTTGTGGAGTGGATCGAAAACCGACTTGATGAGGACACTTAATCATGGGCGCATCCCGCCGACAACATCATAGACAAGAAGAAGGAATGCGAGCAGCAACTGCTGAAGCTAACCGTCAAAGAGCAATAATGGAACAGCAGCAACGTGCATTCCAAGAACAACTTGCTGCTCAGCGGCAATCCATGCTAGAGCAAACAGAAGCTATGCGAGGAGCACAAACTACTAAAATCCTGAGCACTCTTGAGGCTGGTAATGTAGGCATCCGTACTGCTCGTTCTACACGAGGCACTACCGCTGGTCTTGCCAGAGGTGTAGCTTCGCTTCGTATTCCACTTAATGTCGGAGGTACTTCCGGCTCTGGTCTTAACATTGGTTAATTAAATGAACGCTAAAAGCAGGTACGATCATCTATCTAGCTACCGTTCTCAATTTCTAGACACAGCGGTTGAGTGTTCAAAGCTCACCATTCCTTACCTCATCCAACGTGATGAGTTCCGTGTTACCCATCAAACCCTGACTCAACCTTGGCAATCCGTAGGTGCTAAGGGTGTAGTGACACTTGCATCCAAGCTGATGCTGTCCCTCCTGCCCCCTCAAACTACGTTCTTCAAGCTTCAGGTACGTGATGACAAGCTAGGCACCGAACTGCCTGCTGAGATCCGTTCTGAACTTGACCTTAGCTTTGCCAAGATGGAGCGTATGGTGATGGATTCGATTGCTGCTTCCAGTGATCGTGTCGTTGTTCACCAGGCTCTCAAGCATCTGGTGGTTGGTGGTAATGCACTGATCTTTATGGGTGAGGATGGGTTGAAACACTACCCACTGAATCGCTACGTTGTCGATAGAGATGGTAACGGTAACGTAATTGAGATCGTAACCAAAGAACTTATTAACAAAAATCTTCTACCAAAAGAGATTGTTGAGAAACCACGTCCGTTGTTGGATGAAGGATTCTCTCATGAGAATGACGTAGAAGTTTATACTCATGTACGTCTAGACAACAATCGTTGGCTGTGGCACCAGGAAGTCTATGGTGAAAAGATTCCTAAATCAGACAGCAAAGCTCCAAAGGATGCTAGTCCTTGGCTTGTACTGCGTTTCAATTCTGTCGATGGCGAAAACTATGGACGGGGTAGAGTTGAGGAATTCTTGGGAGATCTTAAGTCGCTTGATGCACTCTCCCAGGCACTCGTAGAAGGCTCTGCAGCAGCTTCTAAGGTCGTCTTCGTGGTATCACCCTCAAGCACGACTAAAGCACAGACGCTGGCGAAGGCAGGCAACGGTGCGATCGTTCAAGGCAGACCCGAAGACATCGGTGTCATCCAAGTGGGTAAGACTGCTGACTTCAACACTGCTATGACTCTCATGCAACAGCTTGAGCGTCGGTTGTCCGAAGCATTCCTTATCCTTAATGTTCGTCAATCTGAGCGTACTACTGCTGAAGAGGTTCGCCTTACTCAGCTTGAACTTGAACAACAGCTTGGTGGTCTATTCTCCTTGCTGACTGTTGAGTTCCTTCTTCCTTATCTGAACCGCAAAATGCTGGTTCTTCAACGCAGTGGACAACTACCACGTATTCCTAAGGATCTGGTTAATCCTACTATTGTTGCAGGAATCAATGCTCTTGGTCGTGGTCAAGATCGTGAGTCTCTCACTTCCTTCATCATGACTATTGCACAGACCCTTGGACCTGATGCACTGATGCAATACATCAATGCTGATGAGGCTATCAAGCGTCTGGCTGCTTCACAAGGTATTGACGTTCTGAATCTTGTTAAGTCGATGGAGCAGATTCAACAAGAACAAATGGATGCAGCACAACAACAAGAGGATATGATGATGATGCAACAAGCAGGTCAACTCCTCAAAGCTCCACTGGCTGATCCATCCAAGAACCCGATGGCAGGTGAAACTGTCAACGCGGTAATGGGTGAGGATGTCGTTCCACCAATGCAATAACTATGGCAGAAATTCTATCTTACGATCCAGCTGGTGATCCCGAAGTTGTCGGTGCAATGAATGCCGACCAAGCTGAGTCTCTGGCTATTGGAGAAGAGATGATCAACCAAGCTAACGCTCGGTTGGCTGGAAAGTACAAAGATGCACAAGAGCTTGAAAAAGCTTACATCGAACTTGAAAAGAAACTTGGTTCACGTGAGACTGATGAAGAGTCTGGTGAACCAGAACCTCAACAAGAACAAGAACCCTCTGAATACTCTTCACAGATTGAAGCCATTAGTAAGGCTGCTGAAGAGTTCAATTCTAAGGGTGAGCTAAGTGCTGAAACTCTTGCTGAGTTTGAGAAGATGTCCAGTAAGGAATTGATCCAAGCATACTTTGAGTATGAACAGGGTCTGCCTGCTATGGATGCTCCTCAAGCGGTTGAGCTGTCTCAAGCAGATATCAACCGTATTCAAAACTCTGTGGGTGGTGAAGCTGCTTATCAACAAATGGTTGGTTGGGCAGCACAAAACTTCACCCAATCTGAGATCCAAGCCTTCGATAACGTTGTCGATTCTGGTAACGTTGATGCAATCAATCTTGCCCTTGCTGGTCTCAAAGCACGTTACACCGATGCCAATGGCTACGAGGGACAAATGATTCAAGGTAAAGCTGCCGCCCCTGCTGACACATTCAAGAGTCAAGCAGAGGTAGTACGGGCAATGTCCGACTCTCGCTATGATCGAGACCCTGCATATCGTGATGCGATCATGCAGAAACTTGCCCGCTCCGAACTTAAATTCTAAATGAACGACACAAACATCTGGGCAAAAGAACCACCTCTTATTATGACTGATCATCCCTACGGTGTTCCACACAACGAACGAGCTGAGCAGCTCAATGGTCGCCTTGCTATGCTTGGCGTCATGGCTGCTCTTGGCGCTTACGCGCTGACTGGTCAAATTATTCCTGGTATCTGGTAATGCCTCTTAAGAAGGGTAAGTCTGAGAAAGCAGTTTCTGCTAACATCAAACAACTGAAGATCGAAGGCTACCCTCAAAAGCAGGCAGTAGCTATTGCACTCAGCAAAGCTGGTAAATCTAAAAAGAAAAAGAAGTAAACATGCCCCAAGGTAAAGGAACCTACGGTTCACAGAAAGGTCGTCCGCCTAAGAAAGGGACGAAAAAGTAATGGCTAAGCCTGGTCTCTATGCAAACATCCACGCCAAGCGTAAGCGTATCGCTGCTGGCAGTGGTGAAAAAATGAGAAAGCCTGGGTCTAAAGGCGCACCCACGGCTTCACAATTTAAAGCCGCCGCTAAAACTGCTAAACGTAACAAACTCAAAATCAACAAATGAAATTCCTCGCTATCCTCCCTGCAACTCTGATCGCTGCTGCCCCTGCAATGGCTGGTCCTTACGCCAACATTGAAGCTAACTCTGGTTTCACTGGCTCTAACTACACTGGCACTTCTACTGACTTCCACGTCGGTGTTGAAGGTGAAGTCGGTGCTGCCAGCTGGTACATCCAAGGTGGTCCCACTGTGGTCTCTCCTGATGGTGGTGCTGCTGAAACCATTGCTACTGGTAAGCTCGGCGGTTCTGTTGCTGCTGGCGAGAAACTCTCCGTTTATGGTGAGATCTCTGCTGCCTTTGACAGCGTGAACAGCTACGGCACTAAAGCCGGTGTGAAGTACAAGTTCTGATCTTGTAATGATTCCGTTGTTAACCACCCTAACAATGGTAGCTAGTTGGTACGGTCCAGGTTTCCACGGGAACCTGACCGCCAACGGTGAACGCTACAATCAGTATGCGTCAACTGCTGCACATAAAACACTTCCATTTGGGACCAAATTGAAAGTCTGTTACAAAACTTGTGAAGTAGTCCGCATTACTGATCGCGGTCCCTTCACTCCCGGTAGGGACCTAGATCTGAGCAAGGGCACAGCAGAGCGTATTGGTACGCTTGGGGCTGGAGTGGCTCAAGTAAAAGTAACACGACTTAATTAACTCTCATGACTGCAACCATCGCAGCCAGTCGCCAGTCACAATGGGATACCTTTACTGACTGGGTGACTTCTACTAACAACCGTCTTTATGTTGGATGGTTCGGTGTGCTGATGATTCCTTGTCTGCTCGCCGCTACCACCTGTTTTATCTTGGCGTTCATCGCCGCCCCACCTGTTGACATTGATGGAATCCGCGAACCTGTCGCAGGCTCCTTGTTGTATGGAAACAACATCATATCAGGAGCCGTCGTTCCGAGCAGC